ATTCATCTTTACATTTGATGTAGTGTTCATCACCTTGGACAACATAATCACCACAACCAAAGACCAAAGTCATGCCGTTGATATACTTCAGACAGATAGCAGTAATCGGTTCATTTGCAAGATATGGATCAGGGAAACCATTCTCAGAACCAACTTCAATATCAATCACACCGATAGTTACGTGTTCGATTTCCCACTCAACCATCTCTTTATGTTGTTCACCGATAAACGCATACTCATAACGAGTATTGCCATAAACTTTTGGTGCACCAGATACATCATCAAACTTTTTGATATACTCTCTGGCTTCTTTGATATCATCAAACTTCTTTTGCAGAAGCAATGTGCCATCCAAAGATTTAAATTTACCACTTTTGTGTGGAATATAAAGTGATGGTTGGTATTCAATACGTTGTTTTACACGTTTACCATCCATAACGCCTCGGTAAAGTATTGCATTACCGAAGCATTGTACATTTGTATAAAAATCCATTAACCTGTTACCAATTGTTTGTTAGGAAGAATAATACCAGAACCAAATATTTGTGTATAGTTATCAATAAAGTCCTGTGCCGGAACATATGAGTATACTACATGTTTCTTAGAAAGTACAGAGGTTGCACCTTTTTTCTGTGGTGCATGAATAGGAAATGGTGCAAAACCTACGTTTGGTTGCCCATCTTTACCACGAACAACTGCAACACCAACAGGATTTTCAATAACAAATTCGGTTTCAGATTCGGATTGAATTTCTCCAAGAACTTCTTCACCAGTAATCAATTTCAAAACAATAATATTCATAAAAACTCCAAAAAATGCCAATAAGGATAAATACTTATGTTACAGTATACACTACTTGGAACAAAAAGTCAATAGGTTGTGATTTTATATAACACGCAATGTGTTTGATTCTTTTATTATTTTTGTCACAAATTATTTAAAAAGAATGAATACCAACAATGGATCCGATAACAATTGGTTTGGCTTTTACTGCCGCACAGACGGCTGTAACCCATATTAAACAAGCCATTGCTTTAGGTAAAGATATCAATAGTCTGGTTGGACAATTCAGTAAATTCTTTAGTAGTGCAGATGCTGTTCATATGGCAGCAACTAAAGAAAAAGTAAAAAATATTGGAAAATCAGATGCAGAATTAGGTCGCCAAGCCCTAGAGTTTGCCATGCACAGTAATAAACTGCGTGAAGATGAAAGAGCTCTCAAAGACATGATTATCTGGCAAATGGGCAAACCTCAAATTTGGGATGACATGATTCGTGAAAGAACACGTTTAATGAAAGAACGTAATGAGGCAGAAAGAGCAGCAGCTGAAGCAGAAGCAAAACGTAAAAAAGAATTAGCAGAAGGTATTATGTTTGGTATTAGTCTAATAGCTGGTTTAGCTATTGTGGCTGCTTTTGCTATGGGTGGTATGAGAATATACGCAGCGATCGAAGAGAAGAAAGAGTTTGAAATAAAACAAGCCAAACGTGAATTGGTTATCAGACAACAACAAGAAGCAAGAGAAAAAGAAAACAAAAAGCAATTAGCAAAAGATGCTGCAGACAGCGGTTAGCGTTTGTCTTTTCTCCAGTCATTAAACATCACCCAAAAAATAGCAACCAATGGCATACTGGCCAGAAGAAACAGTATGTCATAGAAGGTGATAACTATATTGAAGTACATCACTTATTTATAAATATAGGTTTATTGAATAATAAAAGGAGTTTTTATGGCAGAAGGCAAAACGGAAAGTCGATCAGAAAGAGAAGCGCACATTAAAGACAAAGCTGGGTGGGTTATCACTGTTCTTGCTGCTCTTTTGGCCATTAATACTCTTATTGGTGGTTCAAATAGCAGTAAGATTCTCAATAATACTATAGCAGCAAATGATACATGGGCATTTTACCAGGCAAAAAGTATTAAACAAACTGCATATGATATTGCATCGGTTGAAGCACAAGCTAGAGGTGATAAAACCATGGCTAAAAAATATGCAGATAAAGCATTGAGTTATGAAAGTGATCCTGTAACAGGTGAAGGTAAAAAAGAATTAATGGCTAAAGCACGAGCACTTGAAGAAGAAAGAAATGTTGCTAAACTAAGAAGTCCTTGGTACACATATGCAGGAAGTTTATTCCAAATTGCTATCGTATTATTGACAGCAAGTATTCTAGCAGTAAGTATGTCTTTGTTTTGGGGAAGTATTGTAGTTGGAGTAATTGGTGCTGCAACATTTGCTCAAGCACTAACACTTTTTATTTGATGGAGCGGGATGAGAGAATCGAACTCTCAACGGAAGATTGGAAATCTTCAGTTTTACCATTAAACTAATCCCGCATATTGGTTGCGGAGGCTGGATTCGAACCAGCGATTCTTGGCTTATGAGACCAAGCGGATGACCACTTCCATACACCGCTATACTATATATGCAACTTTTGGTGCGGATGGAGGGACTCGAACCCTCAAATTATGGATTTTAAGTCCATTGCCTATACCAATTCGGCTACATCCGCTTTTTTTTTCTTAATTGATTCTGATATTTTTCTTTTATGTTCTTCAGTTTTAGGTTTACCTAAATTTCCTTTGCCTGCTTTGGATGGATTTCCATTTTTACCGTTAATCCTACAAGCTTCTTCTAATCCATACTTATCAACTAATCTTTGCCAAGGATTTTTGTGTGTGCCAAGTTCTATTGCATCTTGTAAATTATCTTTATCTGTACCCCAATAAAGATGTTTTGGATTAGAACAACTTCCATTATTGCAAGCATGACACAACAATATTCTACCAAAAGGTATTGTTGTTGTTAAGTATTGTGCTAAAACTCCTTTATGCACAGTGCTATTTCCACCACGTTCACAACAAGGCTCAGATAAATCTAAATGTAATCTTCTTTCATTTCTATCTTTTTTTATGTATTCTGTAATTAATAACATATATGTCTCCTTATTTTTTTATTTATAAGAAAACACATTTACACATCTCATATCTTGTGTCTACCAATTTCCCCATACTCGCATATCCATTTTGAAGTATATTAAGGTCTATCCGAACTTGTAGTTTTCACTAGAGTAATCTGGTGTACCAGCCCTGATCTCTTTTGGAGATTTAAATATACTTCAAAATGGACACCTTTCGGTGCCCACTATGTTACAGCACTTTGTAACGGTCATCCATGATGGTGTTAAGCATCACAGATTCTGGTGTGAAGGTTTCTAGTTCACCTGCAAGCAATGGCTTAACCACGGCAGGAGAGAAACCAGACACCAGTGCAGTACCAGACTTGTCAAACTTCACAGGTGAGTTACCATATGAAGCATTCAAGTTCCAGAACACAACCTTTGGCAAGGTGTATCCTGCGGCTTCGTACTTACGTGCAATCATTTCAATTGCGGAATCGTCGTGACGAACGCAAGAATCAAATTGCATGTCGGACAGAATCAATACCATTGCTGGCATATCTTCTTGTGCTACGTTACCTTTTACAGCAACGTCTAGGATTTTCGCAAAGGCCTTGTTCAGGTCAGTGTTCATACCCCATTCGGACTTAACCATTTGGTCAATCTTTTGGTTGATGTTACCTTTTAGATGCATCAATTCTGGCTTACCCGAGAAGGTCAAGAATGTGTCCTTGAAAGCGCCCTTGTTCTTATCTGCAAGATACAATCCCAAAGAGACTGCAACATCCATACAAGTTAGAGTGGACTTAGAACCATAACCACCAGCGGGTGCTGACATAGAACCTGAAACATCAACCAAAGGCAGAATGTTTGCATCCCCAACATAGTTAGGCAATGCGTTCCATTGAGCTTCGATCAAGTCCAATTCAGTCTTGTCGAAACGAACACCATAAGAACCGATACGACCCTTCAACACATCATATGGGTATGCCACAGATGCATTCACCTTAACTTCAATTGTACGATCTTTTGGATCCTTCATCAGTTCTGCAACATAAGCCGCATATGCTGGTGAATTACGATTGAAAGCCTTCTTGTAACGTGCAGATGCAACAGATGGAACGTGCGAGAAGTTAATCTCATTCCAGTCTTTTGCACACATTTGGGTTTCAACAACTTTGGTCATTTCAACCAAAGACTTACGATAAAACTTAGGTGACATTCCAAAGTGTTGACGCACTTCTGCGGCAATCTTACCTTGGCGTGGAGTCCACTTTGCAGCAAGACCATTCTTTTCACGCAATGCATCACCAAGCATGGAATATGCAACAGACTTCATTTCCTTGGTGTTGAAAACGAACAAGTCATCCCAACGACCAAGTTCAGGAACTTTAGCCAACAGAGCCTTAGCGGCATCAGTATCAGTCTTTTCCAGATACACTAGAATATCACGGAACAACTGACGTTCACCTGCACCACCACGAGCATCACGAAGCCATGCAGCCACACGCAATGCCAATTCACGGTTTTCTACGAAAGCAGCCGCAAATGCAGGCTTAATATCTTTGCCACGGGATGCACCGGCATTGTAGAACAGGTCTACAACTGCGTTTGCAGTGGACTTTCGTGCCTTCATACCGTTAGTGGTACGGGCTTCTTGATTTACTACAGCTTCTACGAATGTTGACATAATAAACTCCTTTTTCAATCAACAGGTTAACTTTTTACATTTCCAGTGTAATTTTTTCTTGCGGAACTTAACCTAAAATAAAACAGAGTAGTTTGATTGCCACCGTGGCACATCATCCGAGTCTCTTTCGAGTTTGGGTGGATAATGCTGGAATCGAACCAGCTAATTTTGTTTTTGCTGAACCTACTCTAAAACTTTCAAAATAAAACAACAGGATGGTCGGTCTGGTGTTAACTTGGTTCTTAAACCACAGAGCCCCTTTCGGTGAATACCCTCTGAAATCGTATGGACTACCATCATCTTTCTGTCTTTCCAGTGTCAAATTTAATTCAGGTTGTTTCCCTAGTCACGTAATTACACCTTACGGTGGTCCTCCTGATAGCAACACTCTTTAGCATCAAAGTTAATTATGATTGCTGAATCCATCCTAAATAAAACTAACATGAACGTAGTATAACAAAATAAGTGTAATCTGTCAAGTCTTTTTTAGCACAATTCTAAAAAATATTTGGTGCCCACGGTGAGACTCGAACTCACAAAATCTTGATTTTGAATCAAGCACGTATACCAAATTCCGTCACAGGGGCAATATGGTGCCGAAGGCTGGAGTCGAACCAGCGACACACGGATTTTCAATCCGCTGCTCTACCACCTGAGCTACATCGGCTAAATCTGGTGCTTCCACCGAGAATCAAACTCAGGTCTCACCCGTACCAAGGGTGTGTACTATCACTGTACTATGAAAGCAAAACCACACTACTTATCTTATTATACGCCGTGTGCCATGGCGAGCATTGGTACCTCGTGACGGGATTGAACCGCCGACATTCCACTTGTAAGGAGGACGCTACTACCGCTGAGCTAACGAGGCATGATTGGGGTGTCTGATGGGGATCGAACC